TGATAATGATGAACCAACAACACAGGAATATGTTATAACAAACGATGATGTTGATAATTTCACAGAGAGAGAAATAGCAGATAGTTTTTCAATTGCTGATGAACTTGACCAGAACATAAAGAAAATATTTGGACTATAATATGGCAAAGAAAGTAATAAGATTAACAGAAGGAGACCTTCATAGGATTATAAAGGAGTCAGTAAATAAAGTTCTTACTGAAATGGATTGGAAAACATACGCAAATGCTGCAAAAAAAGAAGGAGATTATACTGGAATTTATGATTGGAAGAATAAGAGATATTATGGGCAAGAAGGAGAACCAGAACGTCTCAAACATGTAGAAAGACAAAAAAAATTCGCAGATGCAGCAAAAAAAGCCTTTGATAAAGATTATGCAGTGAATAACAGTCGTGGCAGTTATGGTTCTGACTACTATGTTGGTAGTACAGACTATGCTTATGACTATGACCCTAATCCTAATTATCCAATGTCGAGATATTCAGTAAATTCTCATGGCCCGTTGATTAAAAATTTTAGTGACACCATGAATTATGATGGTAAACATTACAACAAATACCCAATGGGAAATTCATTCTATAATACGGGTGATAACTATACGGAAAAGCGCCCAGATGCATTTGATAAAAATATGAATCTTGACCAAAGAGCGAAAATGATAAAAGGTGATGACGAAATAAAAAATTATCGAAATGGTAATTATGAATACCAAAAAGGAAAAGGTTGGCAAAAGAAACAATAATAAATATATAAGGAGCAATCAAAAAATGGTTGCTCTTTTTTTGTTTTTCTTGATATTTATATAAGAAATAATTTTTATTTTTGAATTTTTTTTTGTATATTTGTAATGTATGAATTTTAAGTGCTGGAATGGCACATTTTTAATATTTTAATTTTATGAGCGAAACTAAAAATTTAAGCGTCAATGTGGACGCAGCTGCCGTAAATGAGCAGTACGAGAATGAACACAAAGAGAATGTAACAAGTAAGAAAAGAACTGAATTTGACCCAAAAAATTATTTACAAGCAAGGTTAAATCAGGGCGAAACAAGTAAAACACTCACAATTAGATTGCTTCCCTTCTCCCCTGAAGGTGGAAGCCCATTCAAGAAAGTTTTTATTCACACAGTAAAGGTCAACAAGGAGTTAAGTCCTGGAGGTTGGCGTACTTTCGTGTGCCCACCAAATAACAAGATGGGTGATAGATGTCCTTTCTGTGAGGTTTCAGGTGAAGCAAAGAAGCATAGGCATTCAGCAATGTCAGAACTTGAAAAGAAAAAGTTCGGTGATATTGAATTTATGAATAGGGCTAAGGCTGCTTGGATTGTAAGATGTATTGAACGTGACCACGAGGAAGACGGACCAAAGTTCTGGTTATTCAACGACTCAGCAAAGAAAGATGGCGTTTATGATAAGATTATGAACATCTATTTCGAGAGAAAAAAGGCTGCTGAGAGAAAGGGTAAGGAAAGTAACATTTTCGATGTTAATGATGGAAAGGACTTAATCATCACATTAACAAGAGACCAAAATGGTAAGACTGTTACAAAGGTTGTTGATGATGAAGAAAAGTCTCCGCTTACAGAATCTTTTGAGCAAGGAATGGCTTGGATTAATGATTCTAAGAAATGGAATGAAGTTTACACAGTTAAACCATACGAGTATATGGAGATTGTTGTAAAGGGTGGAGTTCCAGTATTTGATAAAAATCAGAACAAGTACGTTGATAGCGCTGAAAAGGCTGAGGCTGATAAAAAAGCAGCAGAGGAAGAGTTAAAGGAAAATCTAACTGAACATAAGAAGGATTTCTCTGATTTCCCAAGGAAAGAAGAAGATAAATCTGCTGGTGGAATAATAATAGATGGTGAAGATGATTTACCATTCTAATCGAAAATACGAGCTTAATGGCTAAACTTTATTTTAATTATGGAGCTATGGGTAGTTCTAAGTCACTTAGGTTGCTTGCAACTGCCCATGACTTTGACGAAAAGAACATACCAATATTAGTTATCAAACCATCTGCTGATACTAGAGACGGAGCTAATATAATTAAATCAAGAGCAGGATTGGAAAGGAAATGTGTTTCTGTTGATTCTGATATTAATCTTTATGATTTTGTTGGCAAATACAACCACGTGAAAATGGCAACATTAGAAGAGCCTATAAAGTGGGTTTTAGTTGACGAATGCCAATTCTTAACAGAAGAACAAGTAGACCAATTATCTGACATCGTTGATTTTTTAGGTATAAACGTCATATGTTACGGATTAAGGACTGATTTTAAGTCAAAATTATTCCCAGCATCAAAGAGATTGTTTGAACTTGCTGATGATATTGAGGAAGTTAAAACATCTTGTCATTGTGGAGGAAAGGCATCAATTAACGCAAGATTTTCACCTGAGGGTAAGATAATAACTGAGGGCAGCCAAATACTTGTTGGCGGTGATGACCTTTATAAAGCAATATGTAGAAGATGTTGGAAGAAAATAATAAGAGAAAAATAACAAGTTATGAAACAAGCTATAAAGAAAAAGACTTTTTCAAAACCAAGTATTAAGGATTTGAAAGCGTCTATGGGTTTTGGTCCAAAGGTTCAAAAAGAACCAGTTAAAATGAGTGAACTTAAAATGTCAAGTGCTGAAAAGGAAACTGAATTCATTGTTTTGCCTAAAGCATTTGAAGATGCTCTTAAGCTACCAGGAATTCCAAAGGGATATTTAACAATTGCAACAGGATGGTCAAATACAGGTAAATCAACAATTAAGAATTGCCTTATTGCTGCTTGTCAGAGAGAAGGTATTGTTCCTGTAGTATTTGAAACTGAAGGTAACTTCGATTGGAAATATGCTATTGATTGCGGAGTACAAGCAACTCCTATTTATGGAGAGATTGTTGACGATGAAACTGGTGAGGTTACAGAGGGTATAATTGATTATGAGGGAGATTTCTATTATCTCGATGGTAAGACTCTTGCCGAGAAATATGGAAAGAGAGATTATCAAACAGGAAAAGAAACCACTAAGCAGAGAAGCGAAGCTGTTTTGGAAGATATTGCTTATTGCATAAATGAATTCCTTGATATGCAAGCAGATGGCGAATTCCCTTACCCACTATGTTTCATTTGGGATAGTATAGGTTCAATTCAATCTTACAAATCTTATACAAGTAAGTCGGGAAATAATATGTTCGATGCTGGTGCAATATCTCAAGCATTCAATAATATTATCAACAACAGAATTCCTTCATCAAGAAAGGTAAGTGAACCATACACAAATACATTCTTCTGTGTTAACAAGATTTGGAATGACTCAATGAACTCAATGGGAGGCGTTCCTTCAATCGAATTAAAGGGTGGTAAGACGATGTATTATGGTGCTAGGTTAATAATTCACCTCGGAGGTGTTGCAAAGGCTGCTACGAAGGTTTTAAAGGCTACAGCGAAGGGTGAGAACTTTAATTATGGCATCGTAACAAAGGTAAAGGTTACAAAGAATCAGTTACCAACACCATACAATGTTACATACGAGGGAACTATGTGTTGTGTTCACAACGGAATTATTTCTGAATCTGAAATTGATGCTTACAAGAAAGAAAATATAAAACATATTTTGGAGAATCTTGAAAATCAAAGGAAGAAAGATGGAAATGAAACAGTTGCTGAAATCACTGAAGCAGATTTGAATTATACTGAGGAAGAGACATTTGAAGAATAAGAAAAAGGTAGTGAGAAATCACTACCTTTTTTATTTATTAGAAATCATCGCTACTAAGGTCTATATTATTAGATGTATTTTCTTCTTGATTATAGAATAGTTCTGGATGGCAATTAATTCCTTTTTCTATTTTTTTAGTGTCTTTATTTATTTCATTCATAAAGAAGTTTAACTCTCGATATTCTTCAATTGGTATTAAAGGTTTATATTGAGTTTCATACCCTTCTTTATTTGTTTTCATTAAATCTGTTATTTTTGCTCTAATATTATCGTATTTTTGTTTATCATTTGCAAAAATAGGGTTAAAGAAGAAATCATTCCATATTGCTGGGTTTTGAAAGAGCTTTAAAACTGTAGTATAGAAACAATGGAATTCATCACCGCCTTCTCCTGAGTTTAAATCTGAATATTTCCAATTTGGTTTACCGTTTAATGAATTAACCCATTTTGGGTCTAACAATAAAGAATGTAATGGACCATTTAACCTATCGCCAACATAAGAAAGATTTCTTAAAAAACCTCCCATTCCAAACATAAAGTTTTTAAATTTTGAAACGTAAATGAAATATTCTTGAGAATTTTTATCACATCCAGTTTTTTTCCAATCGTTCCACGCCTCTTCAAGCTCATAATCTTTATATCTATCAGAATGAAGATTTTGAATTTTTGATATGGTAGTAATATACGGTTTATAGTTTACCATATTAGCCCCTTTACCAAACACAGGATAATTGGTAACGCCTTCTTTTATCAACATTTGTGATAAAAACAAATTCAATTTATTTTCGTTTATTTTTATAATCATAATGTTCTAATTTTTAAAAATCATCATCTGTATCATCAAAAGTAAATGTTTTCAATGAATTTGTTGAAGGGTCTACAAATGATGCTAAATCATCTAAGTTACATAGATAAGTTCCATCTTCATAATATACGACAAACTTTTTAGTTTTACTATCAAGGTGTAAAATTAATTTATCACCACCTAATAGAACCAAGCAGTTTCCTTTATTATTAAATGTTTCTGGTGCTTCGTTAAACCAAACAGGACTTATTGGGCCTTCTTCAAAAGGTTTACCTCTATATAGAAAATTACATTTACCATCTTTAATTATACGTGCAAAATTGTTAGTATAGTGATATGGCATATCGTCTAATGATTTATATAAGGCGTAATTTCTTTTGCCTAATTGCCATTTTATATCAACATCATTTTTACTATATTTTTCATCTACATTGAAAGGCTCAAATGTATTACCCCCATCTTTAGAAATTCCTACTGGGTAAACGTTTTTAAAGTCTTCAATTAAACAAACATATCCGTCGTTTTGACCAAAGAAAATATATCCATTTATGCTGTAATATAAGTCAGGATGATAATGCATTAGTGATTGTATTAAGCTGTATGCACATCTAGATGTATATGTATCATCCCTTGTGTTACAAATTTTATCATAATCAACATAACTTGAATTTCTTAATTCTTGATATTGTTCAGGCGTGAATATTTTTTTTAGTTGAAAGTCTATGCTTGGGTTTTTATATACTTTCATTGCAATATCTTTATCATATATTACAAAACTTCTAAGGCTTTTAACCTTCATTTTAAGAAGGTAACTTCCATATGTACCATTTGTGTTTTGATAACCTCTTGCTAAACGATATGTACTATAAACTCCTGGTCCATACATATTTCCACCATTTGCGGCGGTGAAAATACGTTCAAAACCAGCTTCGCCCAAGCTATCCAAGAATTCTCTTCGTGTTCCGTGATAAACATAAAAGCCATCGCTTTCGAAATCCTCTTTAAGTAGTGCTTTATTATATGCTTCAGATATTAAATTCATAGTATTAATTTATTAAAGTTTCTTATAAATGTTTCTCTTACATTATTAAATTCAGCTAAAGCTTCTTCCTCAGTATTTGGCATAGCTTTGTATTCTTCAACAGATACACCCAATGTATTAAGCGCCCATACAAATAAGTCATCACCAACGCCTTCCGCAAGTCCTGCCATAATAAAATATATATTTTGGAAATCTGATATTACAGCGTTAAACATATTTTTATTAAAAGAACCATCTTTCTTTTTAATAATGTTCATGTTATTTGTAATAATATTTTGAGCAGCATCCATAAAGATTCCAAATCTCATATATATTAATGCTTTAGTTAATTCAGCGTATATGATTTTTTTCTTACCAGCATCTTTAACAGCATCAATCCATCCGTTATAGTTTTTACCTCTTAAACGTTTAATTGTTTCTGATTGACTAACTAAATATGAAATACATCCTAATAAGTCTTTTCCTTTAGAAGCATATCTTTCCAAATCAGCATCACCTACTTTTACAGCGAAATCAGCAATATTAGCCAACAAAGTTTTTTCATCAAATTTATTTGCGTCACCATCAGCTGGTTTTAATACATCAAATCTTGCAGTATCATCTTCTTTTTTAGCGGCAGCGTTAATATTTGTTATAGTTTTGTTATTAATGATTGCATCGAAATCATAATTATCCTGCATTCCTTGTATTAATTGTGTTTCACTTAAATCATAATATGGTCCATCAACATTAAATCCTCCGCCAATATTATTATTTGCATCGCCATAATTTATGTCATTCATACCTTTTTTAACCAACAATCTTGACATTGCATTCGTATCATATGTTTGTTGGTCGATGCCAAATTTTCTCATTGCAGCACTTTTACTGCCCTTTTCAGTTCCACTAGGTCTTACTGCGTACATAGGTTTAGCACCCTGTATTGGTTCTCTGTTAAATATTTTCCATTGAACAGCTGTTGCTAAGAATCTAGGAATTCCTTGGTGTCCACTCTTAATCCACTGAGTTAAAATCATAGCATTGTTTAAAGCAGTGAAACTAATAATTTTTTCATAATCATTAGGGTCAAGCCTTTTAATAGCACCTATAGAATTTAAGTACTGCATAAAATTAGGGTCGTTGATATTCTGTTCCAAAGCTTTTAAAATATCATCAATATAAGCACCTCTATCAATCTGCAATTTACTTGATAAATCTGAACTAACGACATTGCTTATTGTTTGTTCTACTTGTGCTTCAAGGTTTGGCAAATCATTTATGTTATACACATAACCTCCTGCTTTCTCTAATGCTGATAAAATATTAGGGAAAGCTTTCTTGCCGTAAATGAATTTTTTATAGTCATCTACTTTTACCTTTCTTGTCAATGAATCACCATTTACTTCTAATCCTTTATCAACACCAGACCCTGCTACTATATTTGCAGTTCTGTTATCACAATTAAAATAGAAAGTAACAACAGGTTGATATATGAGTTTTCCATTGGCATCAACACCAACTTTCAATGCAGGGTTATAATTTGAACCAATTGTTAAAATTTTTGCCATATTATATTTTTAAGGATGTCTTCTGTTATTATTATTTTGATTAGATAATCTAGCGAATCTTGCATTTTGCTTTCCATATCCTTGTGGAGTTAAGAAAGCATAAAGAAGTGTTGATTTATCAATTTCAAGGCTCACTTTAGCGTTCATTTTAGCTCTTCTTCCAAGCCCTTGTAAATTACCAGTTACAGGAGTGAAATCTAATTTCTTTGCATCTTCTTTATTAGGCAAAATAATATGAATACCATTATTTAAACTTCTGTAAGCAAACAATGGCTTAATTCCTGCGTCTTGTATAATTTTCATTGTCATATTTATATCGTTTTGGTCGGCAGAATCAACGTCAACAAAACATATTGAACGTTCAGGTCCTTCCAAGACAGTATCAAATGACCTACCAGCTGCAATTGCCATAGCAGTATCTCTATCTCCACGTGTTCTTCTTAGATAGTTTTGTGTATATTTATCCAAAACTTTCTTAGAACGTGGATTTAAATAAATAACGGCTCTTGCTCTTTGAGAAGTACATAAATATTTGATTTCTCTTTCAGCAGCATTCAACTCATCTATGCTTTTGAAGAAATAGTTTTTAATGTATGTTGCTGCGTTTCTTGGTGAATGCTGTCCAGGGTTATCTTTATCACGTTTCATTAATTGAACGAAATAAATTGTATCTCCAGGATTGTCAAATTTGATAAGTTCTCTAACGTTTTCAAAATTGTCAACCTCAACAGCACCACCAGGCAATTCAGTTCTATCTTCATCCATCATTTCGTTGATTGACTGCCTAAGTGCTTTTCTTATCAATGATTCGCTAATTATTATATCTTTCATTTAATTTTAATTTTTATATAAATATTTATAAGTAATTAATAAGTTATATAAATATGCAAATTACAGAAGAATTAAGGGATTTATTCAGAATTGTAAGAACAAAAATCGGTGCGCCTGTTAGAATTGTGCAGCTTGAAGATGAACAATTATGTGATTTACTGCAAGTTGCTGTGGGCGACTATGCTGAAAAGGTTCAAAACTGGGTAATTGAATCCCAATGGCTAAATATGATGGGTAATAATACCCTTATTAACAATCCTGCTGACCTTGCCTTTGCTTTAAGCACAAGAACACTTGATTGGTCTCGTGATTGGTCTGAATGGTTTTCAAAGGAAGTTGGATTGCAGCAAAGAGGTACAAGATGGGAATTAAAGAAAGACTTTTTCCAAATTGAAAAGGGTAAACAAGTGTATGTAATTCCAGCCGGACGTGAAATTAATAAGGTGATGTATATTACTCCTTCAACAACCAAAGCAGCCCTTTATGGTAATCTTGGAACATTAGATACAGGTATTGCTGGAGGATATGGACAATATGGAAATATGGGTAATGGTATGGGTATTACTGGTTTCTATATAGGTTCATCATATGACACAGCACTTATGGCTGCTGACCTTAAATACAAGAATTCTCTTCTTCGTGGAGATTTGGCTTATAAGGTAACAGCAGGACCAAATGGAACACACCTTGTTCACCTTTTATCAACTCCAGGTTCTCCTAATATGGTTGGAGGACTTGCTGCCGATGATACTTGGGGATGGAACAGATACCATTCTTGCTATTGTTGGTATACTTACTACGATGTAACAGCAGATGGCGAGAATACGGCAGAGCAATGTATGTTGGATAATAAGGATTCAATTCTTATCACCCCTGACCAAGTACCACTTAATAAGATGAGATACGAATTAATGAATGAACCAACTCAGCAAACAGTCCGTCAATTACTTGTGGCTGAAGCAATGATAACTCTTGGTATCATTCGTGGTACATATAGTGGAGCAGTTAAAATCCCTGAAGCAGAAATGCAAATGGATTATAATATGCTTCTCGATATGGGAAAACAAGATAAAGAAAGGGTTCTTACAGAATTAAAGGAAAGACTTGACAGAATGCTTCCTTGGAATTTGATGAAGAATCAGGCAGATATGAATGATAGTTTGTTGAAAGTACTTCAAATGAAGCCAATGCCTTTCAACTTTATGGTTAGATAATATTTTTTTTAAAAGAGGTGAGTTTTTCTTGCCTCTTTTTTTTTGTTTTTAACATTTTTTTTGTATATTTGTGAAAACTTTATTTTATGATAAATAACAGGAAGAATGATATGCTTGTTGAAAGGGAGATTGCATCATTTTTGGATGAAAATCTTTATTCAAATGCAGAATTATTTACAGAATTTGCAAGAACTGATACACTTGATGAACAAATATCAGGTTCAGACTTACTTTTAAGCACCACTAATGGCAAATTAAAGCGGTCAATAGTAGATGAAAAGGTTGCAAGTAGGTTTGCAAATAAAAATCTTGAAACTTTTTCGCTTGAATTATCTTTTATTGGTAAAAATGGCAAAAAACGATGTGGTTGGTTGTTAGATGAAACCAAAAAAACTGAATATTATCTATTTGGGTGGATTTTAAAGGCTGATATACCTTATATAAAGGAGCAAAAGAGGTTTGATACCAATAAAATTACAAAAGATAATATTAAAACACTTGAATGGGCTTTGGTTAAGAGGTCTGATATTGTTAAATTCCTAGAAAAACAAGGTTGGTCTTTGGAAAAACTTTCAAGACAAGATGAAAAAATACGTGAACAAGGAGAAATTAAGACAAAAGAGTTCATAAATGAAATATCTTTTAGATATAGTGACGCATACATTGAAAAGCCTATAAACGTATTACTCAAAAAAGAAACATATATCAATATTTCAACATTACACGGCTTAATTGAAAAGTAGTATGGGTAAAAAAGAAGAAAAAAAGGAAAATTTTAAAGTTATAATTGCTGGGACAAGAGGTTTTAGTGATTATAAGCTTTTAAAAGATAAATGTAATGAATTTCTTCGTGAGAAAAAGAAAACTCATAACATAATAATCGTGAGTGGAGGCGCACGTGGTGCAGATAAACTTGGAGAGAAGTACGCTCAAGATTGGGATTACGATTTGGAGATATATCCCGCTAATTGGAATAAGTATGGTAAATCAGCAGGATTTAAGAGGAATGAACAGATGGCTGAAGTTGCTGACGGATTGATTGCCTTTTGGAATGGCGAATCACACGGCACTAAACATATGATAGACATAGCCACTGAAAAAGGATTAGACGTAAGAATTGTGAATTATGGGAAAGTTTAAATACGAAAAATACGATTATTCCAAGGTTGGAATATGCGAAACGAAGAAATGGTCATCTGTATATACAGTAGAAACATTAAGTAATATAACTGCGTTTAATAACACAGCCGCAGAAGCAGAATTGACAAGAATACTCTCAGAAGAGATTGCTAATCAAGTGGATATGAGCATTTTGTCAAGTCTGGCTGGAACTTATACAATAACAGGACCAAGTTTATCTCCTTATTATTTAAGTAATAGTACTGATTTTCATAATGTTTATAGCAATGGCAGAATTTAAATACGAAATATACGATTATTCGAAAGCGGGAATTGAAAAGAAAAAGTTCTTTTTTAGAAAAATGCTTTCGAACAGCGAATGGGAAGCAATGAAAACAATAGCATATACCCCAGATGATGCTGCTAAAATATTATACGAGGAAATAAAAAAATATTATTACGATAAAAAGCCAAATTATAAATACGACCCAAATATTGATTGGACTTGGGAAATAATAACGCCAGTAAAAACATATACTTTTAAATGAAACAAGTTGTTAGGAAGAAAAGAGCAGAAGCAAATAACGTTTCAAATGAAAAATTAGAATATACCCTTTTGGTCGATGGCAATAATTTGCTTAAGATTTCTTTGGTTGATAAAAGAATGAATGGTAAAGGGGAAGAGTATGGTGCTGTTTTCCTTTTTCTAAGACAATTAGGACAATTATTACAAAAGAAGGATTTCAATTATTGCATTGTTTGTTGGGATGGTGATGGTTCAGGTGTTCTTAGATGGAATTATTATAAGGACTATAAAGCCAATCGTGATAAGCATTATGAAATGTTTGGCGGGCAATCTGAATATGACCGTAAGATAAATGAATATGTAAGAAAGGTATTAAACTATAGTAAGAACAACAAACAAGAGGTTAAAAGAGCTGAAACTGATGATGAATGTTTCCAAAGACAAAGAAGCTTAATACAGGAAATATTAGAGAACCTTTATATTAGGCAATTCATTTATGATGATGTTGAAGGCGATGATTTGATTGCTTACTATGTTCATCATAAAAAGCCAAACGAAAGGGTTGTCATTGTTAGTGGGGATAGAGACCTAACCCAATTAATAAATGATGAGGTTTGCCAGTATATACCAACTCTTAAGAAATTTATAAGCCCTAAGAATTCTGTAGAAGAACTGGGGATTACCCACGAGAATACATTGGTCAAGAAGATATTATGTGGTGATTCATCAGATAACATAAAAGGTATAAAGGGATTGGGCGAACAAACTCTTATAAAGTTATTCCCTGAGATTAAGGAAACAAAAACCTCAATAGAAGCCATTATAGAGCGTTCTAAAGAGCTGTTGGAAGAACGTAAGGCAGATAAGAAAAAACCTCTCAAATCGCTCGAAAACATCGTTAACGGCGTTACAGATGGGTGTCAGGGTAATAAGATATATGAGGTGAATAAGAAAATCATAGATTTGTCTGAACCATTGCTTACTGAAGAAGCTTTGAAAGGACTAAAGGAAGAAATGTATGCTCCGTTGGGTGATGAAGATAGAGATATAAAGAATGTATATGATATAATAATAAGTAATGGCATGAGTGACTTGCTTGATGAGTCTAAATTTGGTTCATTATTTGGTTCATATGAGAGGATTATAAAAGCAGAAAAAGAATATTCGAAAAAAAGTTCATAAAATATTTTTGTTTTTAATAAAACTTTTGTATATTTGTAGTGTTAAAAGATGTTAAACTAAAAAAATAACAAGTATGGGTGAAGAAATCGCAAGACGTTATCAAGAAGCTTTAGGCTTATTATCCATAAGAAATCCAGGCTGTAGTTTTTATGGTGAATTTTTATATGGGGATTATGAAAGGGCTGCTTTTGCTTTGACGTGTATAGGACCAGGAGACAAAATTAAAAGACTTAATTTTAAGGAAATGGAAAACCCAACAAAAGCGTTGGAATATTTCATTAAAACCTCACAAAATATGATTTTAATTTGAGATAGATATTTTTAGTGTTTAATTTTTAATTTTAGAATTTATGGCTAACTTAAAAGAACAAGCTTACAAGGAAGAGAGATTTGAATTTGCATTGTATGTTAACAACAACATCATTTGTAAACGAAATTTCAAAATTAACGATTTCATCGAGCATAGTATGGAAACCGTAGAGTTTAAGAAAAAGGTGGATGATATTGTGAAGATGATTGATGACGATTTGAAGTCCAAGAGTAGAGTTTACACGTGGTATTACTTTAACCCTATGGAACCAGAAGTATTCAATGAGACAAATGGCCCATTGTTAGAACCTTGGGAGTGTACGTTGAAGTTTGAGGTTTCGGATAGGAAGAAGGTTGTGATGAGTAAGATTTGGGATGGATATGCATATCCTAAGCCAATACGTGATAAGATTGACATAAGCAATAAGACAGTTAAGGTTATGTCAAAGGAAGGCAACACATACTCATATGATAAGGAATCTTTCTTCAAGAGTAACGAGGATAGGCTTTCGTTTGAACAGCAAGTTTTGAAGTCAATGATTTTTGACAAACCCGATTTGCTTTTGCAGATTACAAAACAGATTTGTGAAGTATGCTCAGTACACGAGGAATCATTTACAAAGATAGGTGATTATTCTCTTTCTGAAAAGTATGGAAAGGATGCAAATGGTAATGAAGTGGTTTACGATTTCAACATTGATGCTCATAACAGGAAGCTTGAGAGAAAATGGATGAAATTAGCAGCAGAGGACGCAAAAAAAAGAAAAGAAAACAAGAAATAAACTATGGTAAAAAACGCACAAAATAACAAGTTAGGCTTCTTAGGAGAAGATTTCCAATGTAAATTAGCACACGCATTTGTTGAAGATAAGGAATTCTTTAAAGATTTGTGCGACATAGTTGACCAGAATCTCTTTACTGACCCCAACCTAAAAACTTTCGTTGGGGTCATGAGAGAGTATTACAAGAAAATGCAATCTGTGCCAAATTATGACACAATAAAGCTATTACTTGCTGAAAAATCTCACAATGCAACAGAAAAGGAATTTTATGATGCATTTGTTGACAAGATACACAAGATTGTCTCGGACGATGCCGAATATGTAAAGGAATTGTCTGAGAAATTTTTTAAGCAACAGAATATGATTCGTGTTGCTAACGAAATCATTAAGATTGCTAGTAAAGGTGATGCTGATAACTATGATAAATGCGTTGAATTATTAAATAAAGCATTGACACAAGGAACAAGCGAAGATTTGGGTTGTGGAGTATTCGATAATGAAATGGAAACTCTTTCTGAAGATTATCGAGTTGCAATTCCAACTGGCATCGCTAAAATTGATGAAACTCTCGAAGGTGGACTTGGTAAAGGAGAACTTGGTTGTATAATTGGTTCTTCATCTTTTGGTAAGACTTCACTTACCACAGCAATGGCTTCATATGCAGCCACATATCGTTGTCCGCAAAATAATAACGATGGATATAAGGTTTTACAGATTGTTTTCGAGGATAGAATTAAGCAAATCCAAAGAAAACATATGGGTAGAATTACTGGTGTTGAAGCTAAGGATTTGTCAAAGCCGACAATGCTAGACCTTGTAAGAAAACAATTGGATGCATATGATGATAGGGAAACACTACAGAAGAATTTGAGAATTATAAGGCTACCAAGTGGTGAGAAAACTGCTGAAGATATTAAGAGACTTATAATCAAATTAAAAAATAATGGTTTTAGCCCTGACCTCGTAATAGTTGACTATTTCGAATGTTTGCTCTGTAAAGGCGATTCAAGTGATGATAAGTGGGAAAAGGAAGGTAAGACAATGAGAAAGTTCGAGTCAATGGCTGGTGAACTTAACATTGGCATTTGGATTCCTGTTCAAGGTACTAAGGATTCACTTAACGTAGAGATTGTTACAATGGATAAAGCAGGAGGCTCTTTTAAGAAGATTCAGATTGCTCATATTGTAATGTCTATCGCAAGAACTGTTGAGGATATTGAGCAAAGTATAGCAACAATAGCAATCCTTAAAAACAGAGCAGGACAAGCTGGTAAGGTATTCAACGGAGTATCGTTTAACAATGGTACTTGTAGGATTAGCACTGATAATGTTGAAGAATTTAACAGTATGTTTGCGTTCGATAAGAAAAAAGAAAAGGATAGTAATGAGGCCGCAAGAATGCTTCTAGACGAATATAAAAAAAATAAAAAATAATTTAATTTTTTTTATTCCTTTGA